TTCAGCAATCACTTGTGTATTATCATTTTTTATTTCTTGCGCCATACTTCGCACAAGTCCAGCCGCTTCTGCACCGCCGTCTTGTACATAAGACATAAACATATCATAATTTTCTTTTGTAACACCTAAACTTTCATAAGAAGTTGTTTTTAATGTTTCTATATCAGAAAGGTAATTATCCCAATAACTTGATTGACTATCAAGGGCAGCTCGTACATTACCAACTGTTGCTTGTGCATCAGCTTCTGCTTTATCAAATAAACCAAATTGCCCTTCAAAACTTTTCATTGCTGCTAAATATGCTTCATCATAAGCTGTACAAAGAGTCTCTACATTTGCCCTTACTCCTTCATAAGCTGCAGCTGCCGCCTGTTCATAAGATACAACACCGTCTAATGCTTGTTGCGCTGCTTGGGCAGAACTTTCCCAATTTTGCCTAATTCTTTCCAAGCTGGTATTATTTTTATCTTGTTCTGCTGTTAATTCTGTTAATTCTGCTTGATATTTTTCAAGAATATCTGTTTCTCCAAATGTTTTAAAACGCTCCCAGCCACTCATATTGTCAATACGTTCCTGCTCAAGTCTGATATTTTCTTCAGCTTCTGCAATTTTGTCTGTTAATTCTTTTTCTTTTTGTAATGCTTGTATAAAGCTTTCTTCTGCTTGTTGTTGTCGCCGTCTTTCTGCTTCTTCTTCACAAACCTTTTCTATTGCAGTAGCATAATCTTCTGTACTAATTGTAGCATTTTGAAGTTGCTTTGATAAATCTGGATATGTCTGTGATAATTTATTTGTAACAGCTTCAAATTCTTTTTGTTCTGCTGCTGTTAATTCTGTTTGTGTAGACAAGTCTTTGTATTTTTGAATGAGAGCCATTGCACCGACTTCTTGAGAATTGATTTCTGCCATTCCTTTATCATAATCGTTCCATAATTCCTCTACACTTTGACAAAGCGAATCAACTTCTGCTGAAAATTGTTCAATGGTCTTTCTGTTTTCTTCAAATGACGCTGATAAATCATCTAATTGATATTTTAACTTTAATGCTTCATTAGATAATTCGCCATCTTTCTCGCAGGCTTTTTCATATTGCTCATTCAATTTTTGTACTTCATAATATTGTTCTCGTGTGGTTGCTGTCATACCAGCGGTTTCATCTTCTACTTTTTCAATCATTGAAATAAATGCTGTCACTCCCGCTACAAGTGCAGTAACACCTATTGCTATTAACTTAAATGGTCCTAATGCTGACCATGCTGCAATGCCAAAGGCTTTTAGTGCTGGAATTGCTACAGAAGTAGCAGTAGAAACAGCTGTAATTCCTGTAATCGCTGTTGTTGCTATACCAAGTGATACAGCAATGGCAGAAATTGCTTTTACCACAATAGGGTGTTGTTGTGCAAAATTAGATATGACATTCAAAACCTTTGTTCCGCCTTGATAGAGTGCTTCTATCATGGGATTGATATTTTGCCCTACTGCTATTTTTAAGTTATTTGCTGCATTATATAATTCTTCTTGGGCATGAGCGGTAGTATCTGTCATAGCTTCATATGCTGTGTCTGTTGCACCAATAGAATGTTGCATAGCTGTAAGTGTACTGTTAAATTGCTCTGCACCTGCATTATAAAGCGATAACGCACCAATACCAGCTTCCGAACTGCTCCATAATTCATTAAATGCACCAGCATCACCATTTACACTTGCCCCAAGTTCTGCCATGACATCACCAAGAGAATAACCTTGCTGCATAAGCTGAGCAAAAGAACTACCTGTTCTTGCAATTAAAACTTCTGTAACATCACTGCCACTATCACCTAATTCATTCAGCATAGCCTTTAAATAAGTTCCTGCTTCCGCTGTTGCAATACCACCTTTTGTTAATTCTGCATATGCTGCGGAAAGGTTATCCATTTCAACACCATAAGCAGACGCAAGAGGAATGACTTTACCAACAGACGCTGCAAGTTCATCAACTGTTGTTTTACCCAAATTTTGTGTAGTAATGAGCATATCTGAAATACTTCCTGCCTTACTTGCTTCTAGTCCATAAGCATTTAATGCAGTAGTAAGCACATCTACTGCTGTTGCAGAACTAGTAAAACCACCTGTTGCTAATTTTGAGGCGGTTGCTGTAAATTCTACTGCATCAGCAGTATTGACACTGGCTAGTAGATATCTTTTTTGTACCTGTTTCAAATTCTGAGGCAGCTACAGAGGCAGCCATAAAAGCGTCTTTTATTTCACTAATCAATTTTGCAATACCAGCTGCTGCTAATGCCTTTTCTAATTCTGCTATTGCATTGCTACCTCTTTGACTGCCGTTTTCAGCTTCTTCTGCTGCTCTCCGTGTTGCATCTCCCAATTCATTTGTAGCGTCAGCAGCCCTTCTGTTTGCATTGTCAAGTTCTTCCGAAGTTTGGCTTACTCTTTCTGCTGCTTGCCTAAGTTCATCAATATTGTTTGTACCTGAAGTAATGATTCTGTCGTATTCTGTCATAGCTTCTTCAGCAGATTGTTGTGCTAATGTTAATTCATTCATAGCCTCTTCTGCTTGTTGGCTTGCTCTTGTGAGGTTTTCTCTCGCTTCTGTAGAAACTCTATCATTATTTGCTAATTGCTCTGATATTTGTAATGCTTCTTGCATTGCTTGCGACAATTTTTGTTCATTGTCATTTGCTTTTTCTATTTCTGAACTTAATGCTCCAGCAGCAAGTCCGCAACGTCGCATAGCCTCTTCTAATGCTGCAATATTTTCTCTTGTAGAAGAACCTGTTTCTCCTAGCTGTTCTGTATTTCTTATCGTTTCGTCTAAATTATCACCATAATGATTTAAAGAATCTGATAAGGAATCTGTTTGTGTTGTGATATCTTGCATACCATTTCCGTAACGATTGATGGCATCTAATAATGCATCAGCAGCAGAAGAAGCATTGTTTGTTGTATTTTGTAAAGAATGAATAGATGTTGCAACACCATCTATGCTAGATGCTGCTGTAACTGACCCTTGAGAAACAGTATCAAATATTGCACTTGCTGCTTCTCCTGCTCTTTCAAATTGCTCTGTCATAGATAATCCAGCTTGTGCAATACTTGCTATGGTGCTACTCATATTGTCTAAAACATGAAATGTTGCTGTTAAATTCGCTATATTTCTCCCTCCTCTCTCTTACATAACATAAAAAAAGAGCCTTGCAATCGCAAAACCCTTAATATTTTATAATCCTAACATTTTATTTTTTTTCTTATCAAAATCTTCTTGTGTAATAATACCTTCATCCAGCAACTGTTTTAATTCTTTAAGAGCATTAGCATCTATAGATTGAGCATGTTCAGATTTTGTATATTCTGAAACAGCTTTATCAAGTTCTTCTTTAAATTTTATTGCCTCTTTAAGATTTACTTTTTTAAAAAGAATTGCATTTGCATCATGAGTATAGCTTAACGCATTTCCATAGGGAGAACGTGTTTTTTCTCCAATAATTTGAAGATATATACAACCTATAGCACATAAAAATTGAGGTTCTACAAGTCTTATAGAAACAATATCAGATATTCTAATTACTCTACCTAAATCTTTTTTTCCTTTTTTTATCTTTATAGCATTATTTTCTATTTCAATTTCACCATCAAAACCAACAAATTTCATTTTAATATACCTCCATATGATATTTAAGTCAAATTATATCATACAAAACAATATTTGTGAATAAAAACATATATTATGAAATTTATTTTTTCAATTGACTTAATTTCCTTTTTACAGCTAATTTAGGATTCAATAAAAGTCCAGTTTCATATGATAATATCGCTTTTTCTATATTACCATATTCAGAATATAATTCTCCTAATTGTTTGTATGTTATTGATAATTGATAATGTGACATATTATCATCATCTTTTAATCTTTCCAATAAATATGTTATTTCTTTTTCTGTTTCTTGCCATTGTTTTGTTCCATTGCCTACTTTTAAAATCAATTCTTGTATTCTAGCATTTAGCATATAGGGAGATATATCTGGTTTTTTATAGTATTCTTTTAGACTTTCTTCATCAGGATTCAAATTAAAATCATATTTTACTACAATATTTTTATTATCTCCTAAAATTCTGTCTGCAACATAAAAAGCGATTACTTTTTTTCTTTCATCTACAAATATAATACGAGTCTGATTTACACCAATCTCAATACATTTTTTACATATCACTTCCCGCTTTTCTACATCAAAAATGATAGTTACTCCACTATCTTCATCATTTTCATGGTTATATGCTGTTTGACAAACAATATATTTTCCTGTTCTTGATATTCCACAAGCTGCAATATAAGATGTACTTTCATACATTAATAAAGGCTTAAAATTCGTATCTGTCAAATATAATATTTTTCCATTGAAACAACAAATAAAATCGTTCTGTGCAAATATCCAATTTGATTCATATTGTGATTTATATTTACAAGCCTCATAAAGCATTTTTGCAGTTTGCTGTAAATCACAATGACCCTCTGCAATATCTAATGTTCTCATAGTATCCCCCCTAAAACAGATTTTACTATAAAAACATTACTTTTTCAATAAAACAAAATTAAAATTTCACGTATTTTGTTGGTATTATTTATATTTTAAAAATACATCATTTCTCACTGGATTTTTATTTTCTTCTAATTCTGAGGCAATATACAGCAACTGCAAGCGTCTAGGCATATAATAAAAGTCTTCCATACGAAGGTTATGTCTTTGCCACAAAACGCTTGCCCAATATGCCATACTTCCTGCCTCACGAATTAGTTTTTTGCTGCTTTTATTTCATCATCGTCATTGATTTCATTTGACAATCCTAATGCTTGCATAACAATACGAAGGACATGCTGATATTCATTTGATTTTGAAAATACTTTCAAAGGCATATCTGTAATATCTACACAGCCATAATAGTCCATAAGTTCCTTATTTTTGAGGTCAGGATATTGCAAAGCCTCTACAATCATATGTCTGACAGATTTTTCACTGTCTTTTTCTGTTTTCCATACTACTTCCCCCATAGCAATAAGAGGATTACCCTTTTTGTCTGTTGCCATGCTCTTTCTACGATATGCATCATTAATTTTATTGATTTGTTCTTGTGACAACACTTTAATTTCAAACTGTATTACTTTTCCGTTTTCATCTTTAAAACTGCTAGGTCCTGGAGCAGTTACAATTTCTGTTTGTGTATTTCTCATAAAATATTTTAAATCTTTTTTATTTTCTGACATAATTTCTCTCTCCTTTTATATTAAAACGTCTTTTGCATTAAATGATATAGAATCTTCCACAACATCACCGCCACTATCTAGCATAGTAAGAGGCAAATCACCTGTTAAAACACAGCCTACACAAGTAACGGTATTTGTACCATATTCTTTATAATAATCGCTATTTTTATCTTCCATAATACCCTGTATTTTCATTTCAGGTGTTTCATGACTTTCTTTATATTCTATAATTTTCTCCTCCAGCCATTTAGAAGAACGACGACGTGTAATATTTCCTGTAATGGCATAGCCCAACCAGCGACTACTTGGTGTTAATTCTCCAAGCTGTCTACCTGTCCAGATATCAGGAGTAAATTTGATTTCACATTTTATACTGTCTGCAATTTCTACGCCATCTAAATAGACATGCCCTTCTCTTAATGATATGGGTGCATGATTATATTCCATAAAACATCCCTCCTATATTGATTATCTTGTTGTAATGGTAAAATATAATTTTTCAGCACTATCTACTGCTTGTAAACCAATATTAAAATAGGTTTCATCATCAGCACTTCTTTTTCTGTCAACTAAAAAATCTTCATTATAACGTACATTTGTAATTGCTCCCATATCCTCAAACTGTTTCAATATTGTTTTTCCAATACCCTCCATAATATCCCAGCCATTGGAATCATTATGAAATTTATTAGGGGGAAAATTAAGCTGTATGGTTTCCTGAAATGTATCAAACACACGTATAATACGGTTTTTTCTATAACTTTTATCTTTTTTATCTACAAATGAAACAAGACTATTGATATCATATTCCACAACAACTTCATTATTTTCATTAACAGAAAAAACAGCTCTCCATTATGAATAGCTGCAATCGCTTCTTCATTGCTTTTTGGATTTACAACTGCTGTTGCTCCTGCATATGGTACATAAGTAAGGCTTTCTGTATTCGCTGCACCTGCTGTTGCCCCTGCTACCCATGCACACACTTCTTCCAGACTTAGCACATTATCATCAATAGAAATACTATTTGTTACATTGATAATACCCTCATAATTCATATCACCAGCATTTGGTATGACTACTTGTATGCCTTTTCCCATATTGTCACGCATATATTTTACTTTAGTCAATGCTGCCTGTTTGATATTTGCTGATTCTTCTCCATCAAATGGAAAACAAACGGTATTGCATTTGATAGATTCCCATGCGTCTATAAAATCAGTAATATCTGTATTAGATACATTTTCATCTGTACCACCAGTCAGTGTTGTTCCTGCTGTTTCTCCCAGTACACCCTCTCCTTTAAAAACAATATAAGGATTACTTAATGCAATCAGTTCTTCTACTGTATATAAGCCTTCATATTCTGATACCTTATTTCCGTCAATATGTATCAAAACATCATAACCGCCTAATGGATTAGCATCTATTGTTACTGTAAATTTATTTCCTCTACTGCCTCCATATTTTGCTGTTGCTGTTAATATATTTGTAGTTGATTCTGTATTTTCATTATCTTTTTGCTGTATTGTCATTGTTATTTCAGATTGTGCCTTTTTTCCTTCTGTCAATATATAAACATATACTGTTGTTGCTCTTTTGAATGCTTCTCTGATTAACAACATTTGTCTGTTCGTATCATCATCATAAATGCTGTATCCTAATGTAGCAGCCTCTGCATCAGGACTTGCATTTGTTAATTTTATAAACTTCTTTGCAGGACCATATGTAGCTTTTGAAAGTGGTATGATAACAGTACCTCTTTTACCTGTACTGATAATATTATTTTCTCTGCCACTTTCAAAATTGATATAAGTACCTGGACGCACTTTTCCTACTAATTTATCAAATCGTCCTCCAGCCATATCATTTTACTCCCTTCTTTTTCCATTCTTCAATATATGTTTTCATTTCTGTAACAGTATATTTCCCTGTCATACCATATGTTGTACCAAAAAATGTACTTTCAGAAATACCAAATAATTTACGACAGTTTTGTTTTAATTTTTCTAATGTAAATTTTTGCTCTGTTTCAGATTTTTTGATTGTTTTATTTGCCATAATGTTATATTTCCTCCTTATTCTTCGGATTTGATAGCCATATCAATATAAAACGATTGTGCTTTTTGTATTTCAATCTCTTTGTATGGTCTGCGACTTTTCCATGTAATGGTAAGCTGTGCTGTTCCATTTTCTATTACTTCAACACTTGGGTCATTTACACGTATCCATCTATTTTCTATTACACTGCCATTTTCTGAAATCAGCGGTATCAAATTTTTCTGCTGTTTGATTGCTGCAAGTACTTTTTGTTCAAGCATAAAAGCTAGTTGTGCTGTTTTATGAAAAAAATGTATATACCAAATAAAATCTATATAGTATGTCAAAAATGTTTCTCCTCCTGTTGTCATTTCTGGTGTAGGAAAATAAATAGCAGGAATCATAAAATTTTGGGGTACATTACAATAATAAACATAGGAATTTTCTGCATTTTCTATAACGAATTTTATAATGCTTGCTGTTTCTTGCTCCAACATAATAAGCCTCTCCTCACTTTAGAAAGTAAAATATTTATCCATCCATTGTTGTAATTTTATTTCAGCACTTTCTTTAAAAATTGATTCGTAAATACGCAATGCACTTTCAAAATAGTGTTTTCCATCTACCCATTTTTGTTTTAATACCATACCGCTTTTTGCACTTGGGTCGTACTCAAATTTTCCGTCTTTCCAATGTCCAGGTACAAACCGTTGTGCTGTTCCTTTAGGATTTGTCCAATGTCCTTTTTCTACATAATTTGCATAATTTACATTTGTACCAACTTCCAATGTCAATCCACCATCTGACAATTCCCATACATTCCCATTATCATTTCTTGTAAAACTGTCCAACAATAATCGACTGTCTATTACTTTTCGATTTTTAATTTCATTTTGTACTACTCTCAAAAAATCAAACCCGATTGCTTCCAGCCATATTACAAAATCTTTTTTAAAATCACCTCTTGCTACATTTTCCATATTCTGAAAAAATTGTTTTAATTCACTCATATCAAAATTAACAATAGACATTATAATATTTTCTCCTCTCCTACTTTTTTGATATACACAAAGATATGATGGTTTCTAATATAGACTGGCTGTTCCGCTGTATATTCTAATCCCGTCATACAGTCTATGATTTTGTCATTGATACGAATATCTGTTTCAATAGGTAATGTCAATTTTATTTTAGATTCCATGATATTAGCTGGTTCTGTTTGTGTAATACTCGTATTTTGAGAATTGACACCAAAATGACATTTTTGACTGCTGATATCTGGCTTTTCAGCATAATAAAAGGAATGTGATGTTGGCAATCCATAGCCCATAGTAATATCTTCTTTTTGTATATGGTAAATATCACAAGTATGATTTAACAAATTTTCTAAACTCATAGCATCACCTATAGCTTTCTCATGCGAAACAATATTCCATTTGTAGGCTTTGTTATCACATAATCATCTAATAATGCTGCAATATCCAAACTGTCAATACTGATTTGACTTTTTTCAGTAGTATAACTATAATCGTCAAATGTTTCTGATTTCATTTCATTGCTTGATATAATAGCATTATGAGCATATGCTTCTGATAAAATTAACATTGCTGTTTTGATTTCTAGCGATATCTGTTCCATATCTTCAAAACGATTATGTGTATATGTCATAATATATTGTTTTGCTCTCGCAATATCTACTTCAAGTCGTGTATCATTGCGCTGTTGTACTGCTGGTATTTCAGAATATTCTCTTACTTCCTGTGGTGTTATCCATGGTTTATGTATCATAAACGTTCCCTCACTGAAATTCCTGATAATCTACTTCATTGTTGTTATTATCAAATGCTGTAATTGCTTCAATATAATCTGCTTTTTTACTTAGTGTTGTTATATCAATGCCTTTTTCTTCTGCAATGCTTTTTAAATCCTCTATTTTCATTTTTTCAATTTGCTCTTTTGTGATAGGTGATGTATTTGTATTTTCTTGTTGCTTTTCTTCTTTTTTTTCTACCAATTCAAAATATCCCGTATTAAGTATTTGATTTGCTGTTTCTTCATCCTCTACAAATACGTCAGGCTGTTTTTTTGTTGCAGTGACAATACCACAATAAGAAAGTGCTTTTTTCAATTTCAAATGATATTTCATAGTAACGCCTCCTTATTTCAATCCTTTTATAATTGCAGTAGCGTCTAATTCTTCAATAATCGTGTCATAATCCAAATGCGCCACATAAAAACGTTTGTCTTTCATAATCGCTTCTTTACCTTCCACCGTTTTACGAATTTTCATATCATAAGTATTTACCACAATCAAATTTTTAGGGTCAGTCAATAATATGGTAGCGTCATCAAGAGCAGGACATTCTACCGCCGGAATACGAGCAGGTGCTGTATAAATACTTTCCGGAACAGCACCGCCTGCCCCAATTACTTTATTCAATAAAAATAACTCCCATTCTTGCGCCCTTCTAGGGGACATCAACCAGCGGAGTTTACCATTGTTATATTTATTTGGAATTTGTGCTAATGCTTTATAAAACAAATCAAGGCTCATACTTGTTTCGCTTGAGGCATCATAAACATGACCACCATTTGATATTTGTTTTATCCAGCCATCATTGATTTTTAAAAAATCATAATCGTCGTCACTGCTGTCAGTTGCCTCATCGCCATTCAAATATAAATCTTCTAAATCCACACCTAATTGTGTTGTCATTAAATTTGTCACAATTTCTTCAAAATGCTGTCCTTCAATATTCTCTCTCAATGTTTCCTCTGTAATTTCCCAAGGCAAACGTACCGCCGTTGTACTATATTCAATCTGACTCGTTTTGACTTCTCCTCTATAGCCGTCATCGGTATTTTCTGTCTTTTTTCTTAAAATACGGCTTGCAATACCAATTTTATCAATTTCTCCTGTTTTTGCCGTTCTCATTTCTTTACGAATCAGTCCGCCTAATTTTGTAGCTTCAAATGTTTGCTGTATAAATTTTTTTGCTTGTTCTGCATTCAATAAGCCAGAACTTAAACTTGCTGTTTGTATTGCTGCCTTGTTTATAATTGCATTGTTATCCATATTGTTTTTCCTCCTTATTTTTGATTAAAGAATACCATGCATATAATGTTGTTTTTCTGCTGACTTTTGCAAACTACCATCATCATTTAGATTGCTTGGTATACCTGTACTTTTTAATATAGGCTCTACTGCTTTTGTAACTGCCTTTGTAATCATTTCTTCTACTTGCTCCATACGAATATTTTGTTGTTGTGGCTGTTGCTGTTCTGTCGCTTTTTCTAGTGCTTTTTGTACCATTTTTTCTATTTTTTGCTGTGTGATTTCTTCTTCAGCTGGTTCTTTTGGTTTTTGCTGATTATTTTGCATTGCCTTTTTGACTGCTTCTGCTACCATTTGTTCTATTTCTTCTCGTGTCATCGTTTTTTCCTCCTCATATTGTTCGTTGCTATCATCAAATTCCTTTAAAAATGTACCCATATTTTCATAAATGCTTTTGAGTGTTTCTTTGTTTTTGCTGCTCATTTTTTTGCCAGATTTTTCTACAACGGAAAATCCAAATGCTTCTG